TCTAGCATTTCGGTGTCAACCATACCCCAATACTCAAGAACTTCAAAGCGTTCAATGCCATGCTCTGGGGCATAATCTGATAGGTCATCTTCCCAATACTTCTTGATGTAGTTCTCACCCATCTGGATACACTCATCAATAACCTGACCACGGAAGTACGGACGCTTCTTTAGCATACGCATTTGTGAGCGAGACATCTTATGACGTTCAATTACAAACTGTGCCTCATCCATATTGTTTGAATCTGGGTCTGGATAAAAGTTCCAAACAGAAACGTGTTCTACTTGTGGTACTGTTTTAAACAATGGGTCGTAGTTACCATCATCATCCCAATTAGGATATTCTTTGTCCTTTGCAAATGGACCTTTCATAATACCTGTGCCAAACAGTGCCATTTCAAATGAACTGCTACGCAAGTTTTTATTAGCACCTGACTCTTCTAGTTGGTCGTGTATTTTCTTCTGCATCTTTTTAGCAGCAATCATAGCTGGGCTAAATTCAATAGCAGTAGGAGTTTTGCCCGGACCTTCTTTTAACTTGTCCTGCACACCTTCTAGTTTATTTTCTAGAGGTCCAAGTTTTTCTTGTAATGTTTTGGCTGTAGCACCCGGTGGCAGGTCGTTTCCATCACCTCTAAAACCATAAGGACTAGATAAAGAAGTTTCTGCCTGAAGCTGTTCTGGTTCTTTGGGGTCAAAGTGTACATCAGCTACAACGCCTTCAGGGAGTGTTGTAGGCTCAATAGAAAGAGGAAACTTATTATTAGCAAACAGCACATCAACAATTTGACCATATGCAGCAAGCGTCTTAGTCTTGGTAACTTTAATAAATACTCTTGACTTTTCCGCTTCAGTAAATTGTACATCTGGACCATACAAGCCTCTGTAGTTTCGGTATGCTCTTAGCCAACGCTCTTCGTCTTGATAGCGATAGTCTTCTGCACGTTTGTAACGCTCAATGACAAATGGTATGATATTAGACACGTCAGCATCAAAAGTAACAGAATCATCTGTGTCCTCTAACGCAATAGCGTCATCTTCAATCATGATATCATCTTCATCCATACTTTTCTTCCTCAGTATCCAAAGGTAGCATCTGCAACTTGCATACCGCCACCGGGTCTACCCATCGGGTCATAATCAAATATACTAAATCTTGGTCGTGACATTATACCATACCTTAACGCATCGTACAAGTGGTCTTCTGCTTTCGTATCCACATCTTCTGGATTCTTTTTATCCAGTGGTATGGACGGTAGTTGTGAGACAGTGTTTGTGCAACTATTAAAGAAAACAAGTCTAGGCTCTTCCGTAAATTCATCTACCTGTAAACGTCTGTGTATTTCGTTTTTACCTGCTACACGGCTACCACGACTTCGGTCTGAAGGTCTCCACCTGCAACCTCTGCTTATCATCTGTTCCGCAAGAGATGGTCCAGTATCACCACGCTTATGCCAAAGACTACTATCCAAGACACCATATTTAATATTTCCATCTTCGGCTTCCAATTCTAATACCATATCAGCTAAGTCCGTAGCTAGGACTTTTGACACATACAATTCCCTGTACACAATGAGTTGCTCAGACGGTGCGACAGCGAACCAAACAACACCGCTGTAAGAACCATACCCGTAATCACATGCTCTAAACTTAACCCAATTGTTAGGAATATTAAAAGGTTCAACAACATGAATATTACGGTCAAACTCTGTGAACGCAGCACCTTCTTTAATATCCCAATCACCTTCAAGGAGTTGTCTTCTTTGCTGCTCTGGGAGCGACAAGAGCATAGCTTCGTAGTCACCTGCCTCAGAGAGATACGGGTTGTCAGATAATCTAGCAGGAATGAACCTACGTTTAAATAATGGTTTCCCAGCTTTGCTGTGACCTGCTGGATATCGAAGAACTTCACCCGTTTCACTATCTGTCGCATCATACGCCTTATTATATGGGGCAGGGTCAATAAACATTTTCTTTACCCAGTGATGCCCTCTTCCACCGGGGTTTGTTGTAGCCCTCATAAAGACAGGCAAATCAGGGGCAGTGGACCGTAGACGACTTCGCATGTAGTTCCACGCATATGGCGATTGCCACTGGGTCAGTTCGTCAAAGCCTATCCAGCTAAAAGCCAGACCCTGATAACGCAGGACATCTTCATCTCTGTCAAGGTATGACATCCACAACCTCGCACCAGATGGCGCAGTCCACTGCATCTTTCTTTCTGACCACTTTATTCCGGGCCAGATTTTTGGATAGAGTTCCTGTGATTTAAATATTAGTTCACGTAACTCTTCCGTAGTGTGTCGGAGCAACAGCCCACTAAACTGGGGATGCCCCATGTAACGCAGAGGGTCTGCAAGCATGGCATAAGATTTACCACCACCTGCTGAACCACCATAAAGAACTTCACGCTCAGATGACGCAAGAAAGTCTGTCTGTGGGCCGGGGTTTGGTTTAAAGAGTATGTTTGCTGTCTCTTCAATACTTTCAAACTCAGCGGATTCTGACTGAACCTCTTGTATCTCAACCTGTTGCTTTTGAACCTGTTCTTTCTTCTTCGAGGATTTGCGCTTTGGCGATTGCCTTTTCCGCATACTCTGCCCACTTGCGGAGGCTTTTAGCTTGGTTCTTACGCTGTCGCTCATGCTGTAACCGCTTCCTTAATCCTACGTGCGATATATACCTACCGCTATTTGTACTCAGCCAGTTAGCTACTTCACGATAGCTATATTGATTTATGTATGCTCTGGCCTTTTCAAGCAAATCCAACTCAGTTGGAATGGGGTCAAGAATGTCGGGGTCTTCTTCATTCTGCTTGTAACCAAATGGTACAGTACGTGCAATGCGTGGTATCTGTACCCATTCGTTTTCGTCTTTAATATCTGTTGGCTGTGGAAGTTTCCACTGCCCTGCTGTTCTAGTCATTTTTTATTATCTACAATAGAAACAACCATGCCACCTTTACGAAAATCAATAGCACCAAATCTTTTTGAGTAGTTGTCTTCCATTCTACCTAATTGTTTTTCTATTTGAACAGTGCTACCACCTGTTGTAGAAAGTGTTCCTCTAATGCTTTTTATATTTCTTTTTAACTCTCTTTTGTTAAACTTATTATAGTAATCAGACATTAGTCTTCATCCTCTATTGCAGCTTTGGCTGGCATAAGCATAACACCGCCAGATGCTTCTACTTGTACCTTCTCTGTTTTAATCAAACCTGTACGGTCAAGCAGTTCTTTGGCTGCTGACATCTTGTCACGAATACCAAGTTCAGTTGGGTCGTACAAAGCGTGGGTCATAGCCATAGCAGCTTTAGGTGCATTACGTGCCATGTACATCTGCGTTGCTTCAAGTATCTCTTCCTTGAGACCTTTTACAATTGCAGTTGTAGCAGTGGACTCTGAATAGCCAGCCAGTTTCTTAGCGGCAACTACGTCACCGCCAGCGTCCTCAAAGAGGACTTCAAGAAACTTTTGTTGTCTCTCGTTTAATTCTCTAGCCATTATTTCTTTTTCATTTTATTTGTAGATGACATAACCATGCCGCCTTTGTTAAAACGATAATCTGTATGACCTGTGCGTGGTTTACCAATGTAGCCACCTTTATTTTTTGTAAGGCTAGATACAAAAGAACCCAAGCCTTCAGAAATAGATTTAGCTTTAGGTTTTTTCTTTTTGTCATCGTCATCTGAAAACAAACCTGATATGGCCTTTTTCGCTGTTCCAAATATCCCATCGCCTGATATACCCAATCTTTTTATATCAGATTTAGATGCTGGTCCTAAAAGCTGCTTACTTCCACCCTTTGTTCCCCTGTACAATCTAGGAACTCCGTCCTTACCTTTTTCAATAAACTCATTTGCCATTATTTTAATTCTCCGTGATGCATAGCATGTGCTAATTTATGGCTACGTGATTTTACTTGAACAGCCCACCTGCTGTCAAGCATTTCTTTTGCTGCAGTACGAAAATCTTCTTCGTGTATAGCAGCCCACATTTTTTTAAACTTACATAAACGTGGCACACCCATATTAAAAGCCATGTCTATAAGTACAAGTTGACGTACAGAGTCTAAGCTGTCCACGCAAGGGTGCGCTACTAACAGTTCTTTTTCGACAATCTCTACGTCATTCTCTAATAGAAAAGCAGCATCAACTTCGGTAATACCATACTGATACACTGTTTCTATGTTCGGTATGTCCATAGTATTCAATTCTTCTTCAGTAATACCACGGTCTTTAAGATTTCTTCCCACGCCTATTGTGTCAATGCCAAGTGTATCCTGATAGACCTCTAGGCGTAGACCTTCATGCTCAATAAGTTTTTTAATCAAGTGTGTGCGTATATACTTCATCTACTTTCCTTTTGCTTCTCTGCCTAGATAGATGCCATACACACCTGTCATGACACCCATGATAACAGAAACAAATGCAGACTGTTGT